CAAAACGGCAAAATGGCGGCGTTTGCGATTACGCAAGTGGTGCTGGATGAAGCTACATTGTTCAATATTGCGGTCGATCCTGACTATCAGCGTCAGGGATTGGGAAGGGTGCTGCTGGAACATCTGATCGACGAACTGGAAAAACGCGGCGTGGCGACACTATGGCTGGAAGTCCGTGCCTCAAATGCTGCCGCCATTGCCCTGTACGAAAGTTTAGGCTTTAACGAGGCGACGATTCGCCGCAATTACTACCCCACCACGGACGGTCGCGAAGACGCCATCATCATGGCGTTGCCAATCAGTATGTAAGACAAGGTGGAATAATGAAGTGGGACTGGATTTTCTTTGATGCCGATGAAACGCTGTTTACCTTTGACTCATTCACCGGCCTGCAGCGGATGTTTCTTGATTACAGCGTCACCTTTACCGCTGAAGATTTTCAGGACTATCAGGCCGTTAACAAGCCACTGTGGGTGGATTATCAAAACGGCGCGATCACTTCATTACAGCTTCAGCACGGGCGGTTTGAGAGCTGGGCCGAACGGCTGAAAGTTGAAGCAGGCTTGCTTAACGATGCCTTTATTAATGCGATGGCGGAAATCTGTACGCCGTTGCCGGGCGCGGTTTCTCTGCTTAACGCCATTCGTGGCAACGCTAAAATCGGCATCATCACCAACGGTTTTAGCGCCTTGCAGCAAGTGCGTCTGGAACGGACGGGCCTGCGTGATTACTTCGATTTGCTGGTGATTTCCGAAGAAGTTGGCGTTGCTAAACCGAATAAGAAAATTTTCGATTATGCGCTGGAACAGGCGGGCAATCCTGACCGTTCACGCGTGCTGATGGTTGGCGACACTGCCGAGTCCGATATTCTCGGTGGCATCAACGCCGGGCTTGCGACCTGCTGGCTGAATGCACACCATCGCGAGCAACCAGAAGGCATCGCGCCCACCTGGACCGTTTCTTCGTTGCATGAACTGGAGCAGCTCCTGTGTAAACACTGATTGCCTCCCCCCCGTTGATGGGTAAAATAGCCGCAATTTTTCGTTTTCAACAAGCGCGGCGCGATGCCGCTTACTCAAGAAGAAAGAATTATGACGTTGTCTCCTTATTTGCAAGAGGTGGCGAAGCGCCGCACTTTTGCCATTATTTCTCACCCCAATAATTAATCCCAAATTAAAGCTCTTTTACTCTTTCAAAATCCTTTCAGTTAATTGAGGTCTGGTTATATAACTCATTTAAATACATATAGTTATGTGGCTTCTTTAATTGAAAATTCTTTCATGTAACTTTAAATCGATCAGGTTGCTTTCATCAAAAATCTGTACATATGCTTGTACATAATGTACAAAGCAGCAGAGGTGTTTTGCGATTTGTACAAGGTGAGTAATGGCGCTGTCTGATGCGTGGTTGCGTTCAGTCGTTGGAAAGGAACGTGATAAGGTTTTGGTTAAATCCGATCGTGATGGTCTGTCTGTCAGAGTATCACCGAAAGGTCGCGTAGTGTTTCAATATCGTTATCAATGGGCAGGGAAAGGTGAGCGTCTTGATATCGGAACTTACCCGGCAACTGGATTAAAAGAGGCCAGAGAAGAAGTTATCCGTCTCCGTGGTGAACTCGAGTCAAACCGTAATCCACGATTGGTCAAGCAGGCTGAAAAACGAAAAGCTACTGAAGCCATGACGGTAGAGTCTGTGATCCGTGCCTGGTATGAAGCATATTGTGTAAAAAATAAAAAGGGTTCTGAACAGATACTCCGCTCGTTTGAGCTGCACCTGTTCTCTAAAATCGGGAATATCCCTCACGATGCAGCTACATTGCATGATTGGTTAGAAGTCCTGGAGCCTCTTAGCACTAAGACTCCAGCAATAGCAGACCGATTGCTAATTAACGCAAAGCAGGCCCATGTCTGGGCGTATAAGAGAAAGCTTATTGAAACTCGCCCGCTGTCGGATATCACGGGTAAAGATATGGATATCCGTAAAGGTCAGAAGAAACGGTTTCTGACACACGATGAAATTAAAATTCTTTATGCTGCGATCGATGGCTCTAGAATGGTTCCCAAATACCGGGCCTTCATTAAACTATTACTGCATTTTGGTTGCCGTAGTTCGGAGCTAATTACTGCTAGGGTGGGTGATTTTGATTTCATAAATAAGGTATGGACTGTACCACCTGAACGACATAAGACAGGGGACATAACAGGCGAACCGCTAAAGCGGCCCATTATTGAACCGGTTGAAGAGCTTATAAAATACGTTATCTCTATGAACAACGGTTCCGATATGCTTTTTACTAAGGAAGGAAGCAGGGAGCCAGTCGGTAGGACATCATTACAGTCGCTGCCTTACAATTTAATGCAGTACGCGTGGCGGCGTTTAGGATATCAATTCCCTCATTGGTCTCTTCATGACTTGAGACGGACAGCACGAACAAATTTTTCTGATCTTACTGCGCCTCATATCGCAGAAATTATGCTTGGTCATAAGCTGCCAGGGGTATGGCAAGTTTATGATAAGAGCGATTATCTAGAAGAACAGCGTAAAGCTTACCTGGCATGGTGGAAGAGGGTTGAATCGATTGTTAATTGTACTATCTCTGATTCAAACTGACGGTTTGTATCACCTGAACATAACCAAATCTCCTAGCACACTTTGAGCGAGATGTGAGCGTTAAGTTTACGCCATTGTGTTGACATAAGAGGGCACGGGTATAGATATCATCACTATCCCTATGCCCCTAAATCGCTCCTGCTATTTGATAAATGCAGATGTTTACCACCAAATGTTTTTGATACTATAGGTTGATTCATGATTTACCTAGAAACTTAGTTGTAACGAAAACTTCTTAACGGACACTATCTGGATAAAGTTAGTTTTTTATTTAAGAGGGTTAACATGTCAAAGTTAAAAAATGAACCATTAGTAAGGGTATCAGAAGAAGACGGAATAGAAATAAGGAAGATCCAATATCCAGATAATACGATAGAAAGAGTTTATAAGCAGAAAGGTGTAATATTACCACGAATACCTTTAAAAGGCCGCTTTGTAGAACAATATGTGGCCTTACAGTTGCTGGATAAAGATCTTCGGAATGTTATTGGTTGGGAGAATATAATAAAAAACATTTGTAATAACATTAATAGAGAACAACACTTTATTTATCCTGATTTAGAAAAGAATCTAATATTAAAGTCTTTATTTATATCAAAAGTTGTTACTTACGGTAAGTGTTTTACAGAGGCGAAAGGGCGTCGATTCACATTGCAGAGAAAGCATGTGCCAGAAAAATACAGAGATTTACATGATTCTATTATGAATGTTAGACATAACTTTGCTGCCCATAAAGGTGAATTTGAATATGATCAATGTGGCTTGGTTTTAATATTGCCGGGGACCAAGAAAAAAAGGTGCTATCATATTTTTTCAGAACTCAATCAAATAAATTATGGTAATAATGAGGAAGATGATGAACGTTTTTTTATGTTATATGATTCACTGCGTAAAGTCATTAAAGAAAAACGAGATAAATTAATTGATAAAATATACGCTGAAAAGATTCATACTCAAACAATGGAGTATTGGTTGAGCCGAACAGGAAAAGAAACAGAGATTTAATTTGTTCAGTATATAAAAGCTAATTTTTAAGGAGTAATTTTCAGATGATTAAAGCTGATTACATTGCGATAGGTACTCTACGACTAACTTTTCAACAAGAGTAAGGGGGTAATCAATTTTATTTGTATCAATGGTATGACATTTCTTGGCGATAATGTTTTGATCTTATCGATTCATGTCATATGGTCATTGGTAACGTCCGCTCTTGTTAAAGAGTGGACGCTCAGATTTGGTTTGGCATCTAATCATAGATGTGTCAGCTCACATCTAAGCTAATACATATTAATCAATCACTCCCGCAAATCTGTAAATCTTGTGTGATGCCCATTTATTTGGGCAGGATTTAATATCAGGATCTGGAAAGTCAGGCCTGTATTTCTGGCCAGTTCTCCTGTTTACGCTGTTCCAGCGAAGAACTGTCGATACTGAAACACCACAGAAATCGGCGACTTGTTTAGTTGTCATTAAGTTGTTCATTACTTCACCTCCTGCGGCGGCTCCGGTAGCGGCATCCAGTGGGTTACTTTCGATGCCGGTTCTTCCCCATTGTCAGTAACTGCCCACCATTTGTTTCTCGAACAATCGTAATACCCTTCGAAGGTATCGTACTCAGTCCAGCCGTAAGACTTACCCCAACACCAAACATACTGTTTATCGTTCGGCATTCGCTCACTACAGCTTATCCAACCATCCGGAGTTACCGGAGAGTTGCCCGACAGCTCGTTCAACTTGTAAGTCTGGCTTACAGGTTCGGCACCATTAAGCATGGCGGCGCGGCAGGCGTTCCAGCCTTCATCAAAGCCGACTATGCCATTATTTAAAGACGGACGAGCATCTGGCACCACCGGCACTGGCTTGGCTATATATAGCGGCTGAACATACCAGCCCTTTGATAACCAACTGTCAGCAATGTTTTTACTCCTCGTTATTGCCGGAATACCTAAGCCATTTTCTGAATGCAGCCATGCCACCGGCTCCTCTTCTAGCGATGCCAGAGCAATTTCATAAGCACGGCGCTCAATATCGTCTCGAACCTCTAGGCTGCTGATTCGTTCTTTGATTTCTTTAATCAGTTCTTTATTGGTAAATGTGGTCATTATGCTCCAGCCTCCGGCGCTTTTGGCATTACTGCCCAGTGAGTGATATTGAAGTTTTCAAGGTCCCCGACCTGAAATGTCCACTGCCATTCTCCGGTTTCTTTTTGTCCCCAGGTGTACCAGAGAGAACGCCAGCCAATCAGCCAGCCTTCTCCGTTAGTATCAAATAACAGAACACTTTCATTTGCTGGTGGCAGTTCAGCTGACACTGGTATTATTTTGTTTTCCAGTGCCGCACATTTAGCTTCAAGCGCGTCGAATTTACGTACCAGGTACTCAGCATTTGTTTCGTTCACTTTCAGATCTCGCGGTACACATTTACCGCGAAGAAACCCTTCCATTTCGAAAACATTCATGCGCATTTGCGTAACTCCGATAACTCGTTAAAACGTTCCATAAACATCCCGTAGGCATGGCTAGGTGCCAGTGGAATCACGTTGAACATCTCTGTTGCCGGGATGCCTTCCAGTACAGGCCAGAAAGAGCCATCATCAAGCCCGAGATCGCGGCGTTCGGTTGCCAGCATGATAAGATCGGCATATTTCACGGGCGTACTCATAACTGGGGGTAACCCGTATTTCTCACGGATTACGGCGTCAATTTTTTCTTCCATCCGTTTATAGTCAGGAAGAAGGCGTTTCAGTGGAGCGGGAATATCCTGGCAATACGCTTCTGTTGCATCATGCATTAACGCTTCAAAAGCAAATTCCTGCGGCACCAGCTGGCTGCAAAGCACCGCATGTTGGGCGACACTGTAGAAGTGAGAAAGATGACCGGCAAAGCGGCAGATATTTGAAAGGGAAACCGCGATATCGTTAATCACGATGTCGTCTTTATTTATCTTGTCATAATAAAAATGCTTCCCGGAAAAAGTTTTAATAAATGACATTTTGTTCTCCACGTATATGCGCTGCACCGCGCTGAGTTTGGGTAAAAGGAAGCCCTCACCATCCGGTGATTATTGAGTTAATTACGTTTCCATAAATGCCCCCGCAGGGGCATTTGCAGTAATGAAATCAGGCGGTGAAAGTACCAATAAAGGTTTCTACTTTGCTGTCTTTGAATTTCTCAACAAGCAGATCACGAAATTCGTTAGCCATATCTTCCTGCACCGCTTCCAGCTGAATAATGCGCAGAACCAGTACAGGACGATCGCCAGTGATAATGCTGAGGCGTAATTTAAACGGACGTTCTTTCAGACCTTCAAACGGAACGCATTTAATTTCAAATGCCACTGGCATAATGTCTTTGGTCTTCGCTTCGACAGATTCCATCAGGGAGCGTTTGCCGCTGAAGTCATTATCTTCAAAATCAGCGGTCTGGTTTGCTTCAATCGTGATTTTACGGACTGCCGCAGCCGCTTTTGTTGCCTGAATAGCGTCACCATTAGCATCAAAGCCCACAAGGTAGTCGGCCCAGTCTTCAATCCATTCTGCCAGTGACTTCTGGGAGTTACGCTCGCCGTTAACAGACAACAGGGCAGAGAACGGTGCTGTCTTTTTCAGTTTGAGAGTGGCGGTGTTATCTGCGTGACCTGGTTCATCAATAGTACCCAGGTTAAGTACACTGACGGCACGCATATTATCAGCATCGATAAAGCAGCGGGTGCCTTCATCTGCAAGATCTTTAGAATAACGGGTAAAGTCATCGATGCTGGCAGTGGAAAGCGCACCACGGAAACGGAAGCGATTTAAATTAAATTTTTCCAGATCATGAATGCGGAAATTCTCAGGCAATACCACAGCATCGGCACCAATCTTACTGATAATTTCATTAACACCCTGAGCAGAAATAAGGGCATGGATTTGATTAATTGCGGTTGCGTCTAAGTTCTGAGACATAATAAGTCCTCACTATATAAAGATATTCAGTGATGAGATAAATAATCAGTTAATTAAGAACGATATTAATGACCTGCTGCGCGTAGTTTTCCGTCAGGTTCACCGGCAAGAGTCAGTAATTGTCCCTGGTCTTCCTGCAGAATAGTCAGGCGACCACCGCGATTGACATACATCGGCGTTTCGGTGGTGTCTTCTTCGGAAATTTTCCCGCGGTTAGTCGGGCGAACATATGAGAGTTTGTGTTTGATTTTCACACGGTTCTCATCAAATGGTTCGATTTCCAGGTTGAGTGAGACCTTACCTTTGGTTTTCGTGTTCATCACACCGGAAGCGACTTCACTGAGAACTGCGCCGATTTTGGTTTCAAATACGCCGCCGTCCAGCTCCCCGATAAATGCCTGCACATCAGTACTGCGTTCGCTAGCCATTTTGCTGCTCCTCATCATATCGACCCTGCAAGGTCGGTTGGTTTCTCCACAAAACAGAGAAGAACACCTGCGGTGGCAGCCGCCCGGATGGATTGGGTTATGAGCCCGTCGTCCGGTGATGCTCTTCTCTGTTTTGTAAAAAGAGCGGTACCAGCCGGAAGCAAGTGTACAAACTGGTACCGCCAAAGCAGTGGCTGTTGTGGTGGGGTTGTCACTCAGGCGTATGGTCAACCTGACAATCCGGTGTCCTCAACGGGGAAAGAGTAACCCAGCCATACTTACCGCCGCGCCATTTCGCGGATGACCACAACGCTGAGAGCACTTAGCCAGTTACGGCACCACACTTTGTCGCGGCTCCATAAATGCCCTCATCGTTGCACCCTGGTCTCTTCCCAGGCGTCAAACCGGATCGCCACGCTGGTTAGGCGTCTTATCAGCATCATCATTGACTTGCACATTCCGGCTACCTGGTTTGTTTGCCCTAGCAAGGAGTGGATTGTCCCCTTTAACGTCCCCAGACCGCTAACGACGCATGTGCCATACGCCGTGTTACAACCAAATTTTGTTTGAATCTTGCCTGCCTCATGTTTCTTTTGGATACATTATGTATCTCATAGGTACATTGTCAAGTATAAAAAAACCTGCCGAAGCAGGTTCATAAATATTGATTAGGCCTTTATTGTGTATCTTCTTGGTTTTCCCGAGAAAATCACTGTACCAATTATAGAGCAATTACCGTTAATCTTAATGTAAGGCTCAGGCCAGTTTGGGTTTAATGCTTTGAGATAACGCTGTGTTCCATCTTCTATCAATCGCTTGAAGGTGGTTTCGCCTGTATCGTGCATCAATGCAATAACGTCGTCACCGTGGCAGGCAGGGACTTCGGGATCAACAAAAATCATGTCTCCAGGGCGGTACTCATCAATCATTGAATCACCAATCACCCGCAAGATATAAGTCATTTCGCCACAGGGTACAGGGCAGGGATACGTTTCTGCTGTGCTCAAATCAACCTCAGAATAGCCAACTTCTTTCCATGCTCCGGCCTGTACCCATGATATGACAGGGACTAACGTTATTTGTTTGTTAGTGATTGAAACATCAGGTTTTTTTGTGATGTTCGTTGTCTGGTGTTCTTGATCAAGCCATCCGACAGGCAGGTCGAAACATTTTTCGATGTGCCGTGCCATGCTGTCACCGATATTTTTAGTAGCGCCATCCCCCATAAACCTGCTGGTTTGGGTTGGCTCGCGATCAATCATGGTGGCAAAGGATGAATTTCCGCCAACACCATCTCTCAGTTTTCTGGCGTTAGACCGCCGGATGTCATGGATTGTTTTCATAACGAAATTAAAACCTTTGTACCGATAAGGTACAAGTATCTTGAAGGTTCATTTCAATCATGTAATATGTATACTGGAGGTACACATTGTATGAAAGCGTATTGGGACTCTTTAACCAAAGAACAGCAGGGCGAGTTGGCCGGAAAAGTTGGCTCAACACCTGGCTACTTACGGCTGGTTTTCAATGGTTATAAAAAAGCCAGTTTTGTGCTGGCGAAAAAACTTGAGCAATGCACGTCAGGTGCAATTACGAAATCTGACTTAAGACCGGATATCTATCCGAAAGATTAACAGAACACCTTCAATTTTTAACCACAGAACGATGAGGCTAACCGTGGGTAAGTATCACTGGAAAGTAGAAAAACAGCCTGAGTGGTACGTGAAAGCTGTCAGAAAAACTATCGCAGCGTTGCCGGGTGGTTACGCTGAAGCAGCTGACTGGCTGGATGTAACAGAGAACGCATTATTTAACCGCCTTCGTGCCGATGGCGATCAGATTTTCCCGCTGGGATGGGCAATGGTTTTACAGCGCGCGGCTGACACTCACTACATTGCGGATGCTGTCGCACAGTCTGCTGGTGGGGTGTTCGTATCGCTTCCTGAAATTGAGGAAGTAGAGAACGCCGATATAAACCAGCGCCTGCTGGAAGTCATCGAACAGATCGGGAATTACTCAAAGCAGATTCGTTCGGCAATCGAAGATGGGGTCGTGGAGCCACACGAGCAGACAGCAATTAATGATGAGTTGTATCTGTCAATTTCGAAGCTCCAAGAGCATGCAGCACTGGTCTACAAAATCTTTTGCGCTCCAGAAAAGAGTGACGCCCGCGAGTGTGCAGCTCCGGGCGTCGTGGCGTTTTGTGTCTGTGGAGAAACTAACGCATGAACAGTTTAACGGCAAATAACCGTTTGTCGCAACAGCTGGTGGTCAGTGTCGCTGAACACCTGTTGTTACGGCATGAATGCAGATTACCAAATCACCTGGCTGTAAGTAACCACAGAGAACTTTACCTGACTGTGGGGGGCGAGTTGTGCGGGAACTTAACCGCTGGTTTCGTGACGGAAGAGGGCTTTATGTCCATGTTATTCGTTGGGAACCAGAAACACAGCGCGTTATCTATCTTCGCAAAGACTACCCGCATGAGTGCTTTAGTCCTTTGTGGAAATTCAGGCGTGATTTTGTTGAGTGTGAAGGACCACCAGCACATTGATTCTGCCATTCCGGGACGTTACACTGTTCAGGCACCTTATAAAGCGGGTGACGGGATTGGCGTCCTGGAAATGTTATCGGCGATATATGACGCGCCAGCGTCTTTTTTATCGTCTGTGTCTGTGCACACCCAAATTATGGTGGGCTGGACGGGGGCACCGAAAGGTGCGCCGGTTTCCGATAACGCCGGTTACGCCAACCCCGTTCAGTTCACCACCAGCGAAATTGGCGTTTCCGGTGGTGAAGGTAATTCACTGTTATCGGAGGCTGCCATCATGGCTACTGCCCCAGCCCTCACTCGTCTGAATGATGAAGACTTACATAAACTCAGTTATGTAACAACTGCACTACGTGCTCTGCGCAAGGTAACTCTTTCGGATCCGCAGGCGCATCAGGTTTTGGTAGAAACCCTTCTTAACTTGCAGGCTGAACGTATTCGTCTGGCGGATAAGGCTAATTTTCATATTCACCGTCTCCTGAATATCAGCGGAGGGCATCGTCATGCTTAATCCGTTGATCCTCAATATTTGCCGTTTGCTTCAGCGTAAAAAAACATCAATTCCTACAGTTGGGCAGTGGTACACCACGCCTGCAGGGCATGTTCTACGTGTTAGCCTGGTTGACCGTGAATGTCAGAAGGTGATTTGTGAACCGCTGGGCCGTAATTACCGCATCAGTATGCCGCTTATAGCCTTTTGCTCCGGAAAAAACATGAAGCATCTCGGAGGTGCAGCATGAGTATGGAGCTGATGGTTAAAGCGATGAAAATTCGAGTGGGTAATCCATTGCGAAAACTGGTTCTGATCAAGCTGGCTGATAATGCCAGCGATCAGGGTGAGTGCTGGCCCAGCTACCAGCATATTGCTGACCAGTGCGAGATTAGCAAACGTTCTGTGATGAATCATATTGCGGCCCTTTGTGATTCCGGGCTGGTAAAAAAAGTCACCCGGAAAGGTGAAAAAGGTAACTCAAGTAATATCTATCTCCTTCATCTTGATGGTGCAGGAGATTCACTAGGGGGTAGTGCAAATAATTCACTATCTGGTGCAGCAAATTCACCAGGTAGTGCAGGAGTTGCACCAGGGGGTGGTGCAGGAGATTCACCCAGAACCAGTCACTCTTTTGAACCAGTCAAAGAACCAGTCAATGAACCAATAGCTGTTGGTGCATCTGCTGATGAGTCTGTGCGAGTTCGTTCAAACCGACCGGAATACTCTCCGGAGTTTGAGCAGGCATGGCTGGCATACCCCAAACGTGCTGGTGGCAATTCAAAATCTGCAGCCTTCAAAGCCTGGAAAGCCCGTTTGAATGAGGGGGTAAAACCCGAAACCATGCTGGAAGGTGTGAAACGCTACGCGGGCTGGGTATCTGCGATGGGTAACAGCGGCACACAATTTGTGAAACAGGCTGTCACGTTCTTTGGTCCGGATCGTCATTTCGAAGAATCCTGGGAAGTTCCTGCGGTATCTGCAGCCAGACGCGAGGACCCGTACTTCAAAGCCAGTTACGACAACGTGGACTACAGCCAGATCCCGGCAGGATTCAGGGGGTAATCATGAGTCTTTTGAATGAAGTTCAGAAATTCATTGAAGCCCATCCGGGGTGTACTTCCGGAGACATTGCAGATGCTTTTGCAGGTTACTCACGGCAGCGCGTTCTGCAGTCAGCAAGCAAGTTACGTCAGAGTGGGCGTGTGGCTCACCGTTGTGAAGGAAATACACGCAGACATTTCCCGCGCCTGACTGAGAGAGCGCAGGAGCCGGAACCACAACCAGTTCGTGAAACCAGACCTGTGCGCAATTTCTATGTCGGCACTAACGATCCCCGGGTAATTTTGTGCCTGACCCGCCAGGCTGAAGAACTGGAGTCCAGGGGCTTATACCGTCGTGCTGCAACCGTGTGGATGGCGGCATTCCGTGAAAGCCACTCCCAGTCAGAACGAAACAATTTTCTGGCGCGCCGTGAGCGGTGCTTACGGAAAAGCAGCAAGCGCGCTGTATCGGGTGATGAGTGGTATCTGTCAGGGAATTACGTGTGGGCTTAATGACGACGTTAACTCAATGCCAGCAGCAGGTGCTGGATATGCTGATTTCTTATCAGAAAGAACGTGGTTTCCCGCCAACCAATCAGGAGGTGGCAGCCATGCTGGGATACCGTTCGGTGAATGCAGCGGTGGAGCATCTTCGCGCACTGGAGAAAAAAGGCGTCATCACGATAAAGCGTGGCGTGGCCCGGGGTATCACGCTTCATACCACAGTGAAGGACGACGACAGCGAGGCAGCCGGGATTATCCGCGCACTGCTTGCCGGTGAGGAAAACGCCAGACTGCGTGCAGCCCACTGGTTACATGAGAGGGGCCTGAAAGTATGAAGCTGATCCTGCCTTTCCCGCCCAGCGTGAACACGTACTGGCGACACCCCAACAAAGGGGCGTTTGCTGGTAAGAGCCTGATAAGCGCGGCGGGGCGCAAATTCCAGAGCGCGGCGTGTGCAGCAATATTTGAGCAGTTACGTCGTCTGCCAAAACCAACGTCGGCACCTGCTTCAGTGGAGATCGTGTTGTTTCCTCCGGATAACCGGATCCGCGATCTGGACAACTATAACAAGGCGCTGTTTGACGCCCTGACCCACGCGGGTGTGTGGGAAGACGACAGTCAGGTGAAAAGAATGCTGGTGGAGTGGGGACCGGTTATCCCGGAAGGGAAGGTCGAGATCACTATCAGTAAGTACGAGAAAACGGCGGGTGCAGCCGCCTGATTAAGAGGAGAAACGAAGTATGAATAATCTGATGGTTATTGATGGTATTGAAGTTCGTCGTGATGCTTATGGGCGTTACAGCCTGAACGATCTGCACAGGGCTGCTGGTTCTCTGGATAAGCATAAGCCCGCATTCTGGCTCCGCAATGAGCAAACTGAGCGTTTAATAAGCGAGTTGCAGATTTGCAACTCGGTCAATATAGAGCCAGTTAACGTTATTCGTGGCGGAAATAACCAGGGGACGTATGTCTGCAAAGAACTGGTGTATGCCTATGCAATGTGGATCAGCCCGTCATTCCATCTGAAGGTGATCCGTACTTTCGACATGGTAACCAGCGCACCGGAAAAATTATCCGGACAGGCTGCTGACAAGATGCAGGCTGGTGTGATTCTGCTGGACTTTATGCGCCGGGAATTAAACCTGTCTAACTCTTCAGTGCTTGGTGCCTGCCAGAAACTCCAGGAGGCTGTTGGCTTACCGAATCTGGCACCGCGCTATGCCATTGATGCTCCTGCTGATGCACACGATGGCTCAAGTCGCCCCACGCTGTCTCTGAGTGCACTGCTGAGGCAGTATGGTATCCGCCTGACGGCTAATCAGGCATATCACCAGATGGTGAAGCTGGGGATCGTTGAACAACGCGAACGATACAGCCGTACCGCGATTAACAACATCAAAAAATTCTGGTCGCTGACGGCGAAAGGCTGCATGTTCGGCAAGAACATCACCAGTCCTGCAAATCCGCGCGAGACGCAGCCGCATTTCTTCGAATCCCGATTCCCTGAGCTGTTAAAGCTGCTCGATACCGTTCATTGAGGTGACCGTGAGAGCACTACTGACCCCTGAAATTGCCCCGCGTATGGGGATTGTATTGTTCAGGCCAGGTTCAGAGCTGATGCCCCTGTTTATGCAGGGGCGTGTCCTGCTGGAGCCTGAGCCGGAACGTTATTCATCTTTCGCCAGTGGTGCCGTTCCGGCGGTATCACAACCGCTGGCGGATGATCCTGCCGTTCGGGCCGTGTTCCGCAATGAGGCAGTGATCCGTCGTGCTGGTGGCGTGGAATGTCTTGAAAGCTGGTTACTTCGTGAAAAGGGCTGTCAGTGGCCTCATTCCGACTGGCACAGCGAGAACATGACCACAATGCGGCACGCTCCGGGAGCAATTCGTCTGTGCTGGCACTGCGATAACCAGCTGCGTGACCAGTTCACGGAACGGCTGGAATCAATGGCAACGGATAACTGTGCCCGCTGGGTGTTGTCTGTCGTGCGTCGGGATCTCGGTTTTGATGACAGTCACGTTGTGACAATGCCGGAACTGTGCTGGTGGCTGGTTCGTAATGATTTGGCGGATGCCTTATCGGAAAGTGCAGCCCGTAAGGCACTGAGATTACCGAAGCCTGTTGTGCCATCTGTCACCCGGGAAAGTGACCTTGTGCCTTCGGTTCCTGCCACCAGCATCATCCAGGATAAAGCGAAAAAGGTGCTGGCGCTGAAAGTGGATCCGGAGTCGCCGGAGTCTTTTATGTTACGCCCCAAACGTCGCCGCTGGGTTAATGAAAAGTACACGCGCTGGGTTAAGACGCAGCCGTGCGCATGTTGTGGAAAGCCAGCTGATGATCCCCACCACCTGATAGGCCACGGTCAGGGTGGAATGGGTACAAAAGCGCATGATCTCTTTGTGTTGCCTTTGTGCAGAAAGCATCACGACGAGCTGCATGCGGATACCGTGACATTTGAAGAGAAGTATGGCTCCCAACTGGAGCTGATATTTCGTTTTATCGATCGTGCGCTGGCAATTGGCGTACTGGCGTAAGTGGAGAACGAGCATGAACCTTGAAGCCTTACCAAAATATTACTCCCCAAAATCTCCAAAATTGAGTGATGCCGCACCGGCGACAGGCTCAGGTGGTTTAACGATTACGGATGTGATGGCTGCGCAGGGGATGGTGCAGTCGAAAGCACCGCTTGGGTTTGCCTTATTCCTGGCAAAAGCTGGCGTTCAGGATCCTCAGTTTGCGATTGAAGGTCTGCTCAATTACGCGATGGCACTGGATAACCCGACATTGAACAAATTGAGTGAAGAAATCCGGTTACAGATCATCCCTTACCTTGTGAGTTTTGCCTTTGCTGATTATTCCAGGTCTGCGGCAAGTAAGGCTCGCTGTGAGCCTTGTGCTGGTACTGGATTTCATAATGTATTGCGCGAAGTGGTGAAATACTCCAGAAGCGGGGAGTCTGTTATCAAGGAAGAGTGGGGGAAGGAACTATGTCAGCATTGTCATGGTAAGGGAGAAGTCAGCACAGCGTGCAGAGGGTGTAAGGGTAAAGGTATTGTCCTGGATGAAAAAAGGACCCGGCTTCATGGCGCGCCTGTTTATAAGATTTGTGGGCGTTGCAATGGAAACCGGTTTAGTCGTTTACCAACGACACTGGCGCGGTGTCATGTCCAGAAGCTGGTACCAGACCTGACTGATTATCAGTGGTACAAAGGATATGCAGATGTCATTGATAAACTGGTTACAAAGTGCTGGCAGGAAGAAGCATATGCTGAGGTGCAATTAAGAAAAGTGACGAGATAAATGATTTTCGCCGAAGATGGCGACGTAATGCTTGCATTTTTCAAAAAATATGGATAAAATTTTTTCAACGATGGGCTTTATATACCCGACGTTAAGAAAAAGTAGAAAACCCGCTGATGAGCGGGTTTTTGTGCTTTAAATAGGGTAATAGAGATGTTGAATCTCATTCCGGGATTCATGTTTGTTTACTTATTATTTATCGGGTGACTTTGCCTGATGTTTAAAATGTTTTCTTCCAGTACTATGTCCCTAGATACAATGAGTCTGCATATTACATTATTAGCAGAGCTATTACGGTCAAAGTACAGCATAAGCTTTTAAAGCCAATCAACCAGTCATCAAGACAGACGGGGTTATTCATGAAAACTCTCCATGTTTGATTCGATGGGGCCTGAAATTAAAGCTTTAATATAGCTCATGAAAGGTAAACATTGGCAGCTGAAGGGCCACGCAGACCATTTATCCGGCAAAATTCCACGCGTAATCCGGTGGTAATTTCTTCTGCATCGCGGAGATTGAGCGCTGAAACATGAAGCTGGACATCGATACGACCATCGGATGGGGTGATAAGACCCTTGCCGCTTTTGCCGTCAAAGGTTTTGACAATTCCTGTCATTTTACGGGACAAAAAAATTCCTTAATACTGATAACTGGGCGCACTATACACACGTTCCTGAAGAAAGCTATAGTTTTTTGATGGGGTTGAAGATGGCTGGATGTCTAAAATAAACATTGCTTCATATGTTCAACTATGCGTTAATGATTGCGTCGGTTTGAAGAACAGACGATATACGAAGTAGTTTACTAAAGCAGTTCTCATTTCAGGTGTTATTCACTTATTCCTTCTTTGAGTCTCTCCAATTAAGTACGAAGTCGTTTCTGTTATACAAGCCATTTATGCCGAAAGGCTCAAGTTAAGGAATGTAGAATGTCAAATAAAATGACTGGTTTAGTAAAATGGTTTAACGCTGATAAAGGTTTTGGCTTTATTTCTCCTGTTGATGGTAGTAAAGATGTGTTTGTGCATTTTTCTGCGATTCAGAATGATAATTTTCGAACCTTATTTGAAGGTCAAAAGGTTACCTTCTCTGTAGAGAGTGGTGCTAAAGGTCCTGCAGCAGCAAATGTCATAATTACTGATTAAAATTCATAGTTTGTCTGTATACGATAACGAAGAAGGCTGATGCCTGAGTGGAGATACAGACAGAGTGGTGAATATTGGATCTCTTTAATAAATAGTAAGGAGGTCCAATACATGAAACAATGGCCAGCATATTTGGCAATAACTTAATCAGGAAAAGTATGCTAACCATTGTGGTGAAGTGCAGGTTTGCTGCATGAATAGTTTTACAGCAGAAGCTAACTGCTGGCATAGCAAAACAAAGTGCGTAAGTGGATGACTCCCACAAAAAGTACCACAATATTAAACCCGCTCAGGCGGGTTTTTTATTATCTGCTTTAAATATGTTATTAAAATATAAAAAATACTTGTTACGAATAAAATCAATCAAGCTACAGCTTTAAGATTTGTCTGGAATACTTTGTTGCAATGAGGGCAGATCAAAAGGGCACCTTTTTGTACTCTTGAAAAACTGTGTTCTGACTCTTGGGTGCAGTTTGGGCAGGAACATTTAACGAGATAATTACGGCGTGATTTTGAGTCTTTACGTTCTGACATAGGCTTTTCCTGTATAAATGGCCGTATACAGTACACTAAATATGAAAACATATCTCGTATTATTATTTAATATATGATTTTCTTTTAAAATAATTACCCACATTTTTAATGTGTCTGTTTTTTAGCGCCGTTGAGAACAACGTTTGCTATAAAAACTAACCCATAGACTCCGATCTTTTCAAACATATTGCACCATCTGTGTACATCGGGGTGAGGATATGAAATCAATGGATAAGTTAACAACAGGTATCGCCTATGGCACATCGGCTGGTAATGCTGGTTTCTGGGCATTGCAGTTACTCGATAAAGTAACTCCGTCACAGTGGGCTGCAATCGGTGTGCTGGGTAGTCTGGTTTTTGGCCTGCTGACGTATCTGACAAACCTTTATTTCAAGATTAAAGAAGACAGGCGTAAGGTTGCGAGAAGAGAGTAATCCAATGACACAAGACTATGAACTGGTTGTGAAAGGAGTCCGCAATTTTGAGAATAAAGTGGCGGTAACTGTAGCCTTACGGGACAAAAAACGCTTTGACGGTGAAATTTTTGACCTGGACATCTCGCTGGACCGTGTTGAAGGTGCCGCGCTTGAGTTTTATGAGGCAGCAGCGAGAAGGAGCATCAGACAGGTCTTCCTGGATGTTGCTGCCGGGTTATGTGTAGGGGATGAGCAGTCGCCGGAAAAGCGCCCCATAATTTTAGAGGCGCAGAATGTGTGGATAACCTACAAAGGAAAGCTACCGGGAAGAATTACTGGTTCTCTGAAGACGCCACCGACGGCATTGCGGTCAGAAAAAGATGATATTGAATCGCCCATTGAAAAACTGGAGGGCAGCGTCGCTGATCTGAATAAAAAATTGTCGGTGCTGATCCCTTCTGAAGATGAAAAAAAACGCCGCGATGAGCAGTTTGCGGCGTTTTACGATTATTGCATTGAAGTTACTCGCAGGAATTTTGTGAAGATTTTTGAAGAGGGTAAATCTCTTCAGTAAGCTTAATGGCGGACGCTGCAATTAATTCAGGAAGGTCCGCAAGGTCATCTGTCAGTGGATATGATGAAAAATCGGCGGCAGTTCTGTTAAGAAGCGCTTTAACTAATTCCTTTTCCTTCTCCGGCAACAAGTTGATTAGAGCTACGACTGCTTGCCTGAGTGCGATTAAATCAGCAAAAGTTTGTTTTGGTAGATTTGTGTAATCCATAGTCACCTCTGTGTTTATCAGATTGACATCCTCCTCCCGCCAGTGCCCATCACTGGTGAGGTAAGATTTAACATATCCGGGGATTTGAAGCCGATAAATCCTGATAAATATCCATGAACGTAAAAATCAGATACAGCCTGTCGGCTGCTGTTCTGGCACTGATTGCCGCCAGTGCTCCTGCCCCTGACATTCTCGATCAGTTTCTGGATGAAAAAGAGGGGAATCACACCACTGCATACCGAGATGGCTCCGGCATATGGACCATCTGTCGGGGAGCAACGATGGTGGACGGTAAACCTGTTATTCCGGGAATGAAACTGTCGAAGGAAAAATGCGCCCAGGTTAACGCCATTGAGCGGGATAAGGCGCTGGCATGGGTGGAGCGCAATATAAAAGTTCCACTGACCGAGCCACAGAAAGCCGGTATCGCGTCATTCTGTCCCTATAACATTGGCCCTGGTAAGTGTTTTCCGTCGACGTTTTATAAGCGGCTTAATGCCGGTGATCGTAAAGGCGCATGCGAGGCGATTCGCTGGTGGATAAAGGACGGTGGACGTGATTGCCGCATTCGTTCAAATAATTGTTACGGTCAGGTTATTCGTCGTGACCAGGAGAGTGCATTAACCTGCTGGGGGATAGAACAGTGAATCAGATATTCACGGTGATTTTGCTCGTGTTGGTAGGATTTGTCGTAGGTAATGTCTGGAGCGACAGAGGATGGCAAAAAAAATGGGCGGAGCGTGATGCTGCCGAATTATCTCAAGAGGTAAATGTCCAATTCGCTGCTCGAATAATTGAACAGGGGCGAACTATATCCCGTGATGAGGCTGTTAAAGATGCACAACAGAAAGCCGCTGAAATTTCTGCCAGGGCTGCTGATCTGTCTGATAGTGTTAACCAGCTGCGTGCCGAAGCAACAAAATATGCCATACGCCTTGACGCAGCGCAGCATACCGCAAATCTTGCCGCTGCCGTCAGAGGCAAAACAACCAAAGCCGCCGAAGGAATGCTCACCAACATGCTCGGAGATATTGCAGCAGAAGCTCAGCTTTATGCTGAAATTGCTGACAAACGCTACATCGCAGGAGTGACTTGTCAACGGATTTATGAATCTTTAAGAGATAAAAAATATCAGATGTAGATTAATATTAAATCGGATTATTTTTAGCGCTGAATGTGAAATTTAAATAAAAAGGACTCTTCCATGAGTCAAAATCCTTGAAATCTTAAGGGTAAGATAAAAGGTCATTAGACAGAATGACACGTTTTATTAATAAATAAAGCTATTGTTTCATTCGTGTGTTTTTCTTTACAAAAGTAATCCTTGCTATGGTTGGTTAATCATGCGTTAATGGTGTTCTGGTTTGTTACAAAATTATCTGAAGCAGTCATTGTTATAATTTTATTATTTGTACCTCTTGAGATTTCCTTGTTGGTTTTTCTCTCTGATATTTTTTTTCGGACCATTCTGCCCAAGGGCTAACTTCTTCAAAAGGTAATAATGATGTCTAACAAAATGACTGGTTTAGTGAAATGGTTTAACCCTGAAAAAGGTTTTGGTTTCATCACGCCGAAAGATGGTAGCAAAGATGTGTTTGTCCATTTCTCAGTTATTCAGAGCAACGATTTCAAAACGTTAACTGAGAATCAGGAAGTCGAATTTGGTATTGAGAACGGACCTAAAGGCCCCGCGGCTGTTCATGTAGTGGCACTTTGAGGTAGAAAATATTACAAACCATATTCACTTTAGATGCCCGTGTTGCCATGGTTCTCAGTATAGAACATCATCTTTTGATGTTTCTGACAGGAATCCTGGTGATGCTGCCAACTTACTG